CACGTTATGAAGCCATCAACGAAACTCCAGTAACTGGTCTTGACGGCGCAATTACCAATAGTCAAACCACAATTACCTTGCGTGACGCAACTGACTACCCACCAGCCAGTGTGACATATCCTGTGTTTGTGATGATTGAAAGTGAAATTGTCAAATACTCAGGCAAGGCAGGCAACGACCTAACAGGTTGCACACGCGGAGCAACATTTACACAATGGGCGGAAGGCCAAAGCCGAAGTTATACATCCAGCTCGCCAACCACGCATGCTGATAACACAGGTGTTATTTTGATTTCTAACACTGCCATACCACTGGTCAACCACTGGGGTAGTGCGGTAGTCATGGATGGTGGGTTTGACGATGACCAAGGTTATCAGTTTACATTCAACCGTACCAACTACGGTTTCCCAGCCACAGTTGGTGCCAAAGAAACAGCGTTTGTCATGCGCCTGGCACCGAGTGTGAGTAATGGTATCATTGGCGACCTGGGGGTGCGTGACCTGATTAACCGCGCTCAGTTGACATTGAGCAACTTGAACATTCAAGTAACTGCTGGCAGGTACTTGATTGAAGGTATTTTGAATCCTAGCAACATTGACTCGGCTAACACCAGCTGGTCAGGATTGAACAACTTTGGCGGCGGATTTCAACCCAGCTTCTCACAGTTCTCAACTGCTCCACGTTACACGTCGGAAGCAACAGGTGGTTTGACAGCAGCACCGTTCAACTCCACAGGTGGTATGACACGTTCGGGTGTGAAGGTAACATTTAGTAGTCAGAGAACTTTTGCCAACTTGACTCCAATCAACGTGTCCAGTTCTGGTGCTAATGCTGTTATCACTGTGCAGCTCACTGCCGCAGGTACTGCATACTCAACCACAACCACACAGATCACTGTGCAAACATCTGGTGCAGGTTATGCTGTGGGAGATACTATCAAGATTCTTGGTAACACCATAGGTGGTTCAACTACAGCCAACGACTTGAACATGACCATTGCGGCGATCACAAGTGAACTGCAAGGTGGCGAAAGACTGTTTGCGATACCACTCTCAACAACCAACTCGGGTGTGCTGGACTTGGGCTCAGTTAAACAGATTGGCACAAGCTCAATTCCCGGAACAGGAACCTATCCAAATGGTCCAGAGGTGCTGGCGGTGCAGATCACTGCATTGTCAACATCAACAACTCCAACTGGAGAGATCCAGGTACAGTTCCAGGAAAGCCAGGCCTAACGACTGGCAAGGTCCTGCTCAACCAGCAGGATTTTGCTTTGTACAGATTCAAGATTCACAGTGTTCCACAAACCAGGGTGCATGGGTCTAGGCCAGGCACCTTTGTCTATCCAAGCATAGCCTAGATGTTCGTAGTTGAGTCGGGGAGTAAATTCACTAGCAATCACACACACCCACGTGTGATACTCAAAGGCTGAATCGGCACTGGTGAATTTTTCTAGTGGTATGAGGCGCAGGTAAGTGGGAAAGAAACCCAGTTCCTCAATACATTCTCGTTCCATGCCGCCCAGTAGCGTTTCACCAGTTTCAATTTTGCCACCGGGCAAACCCCACGCACCAGGATGTTTGGCATCATTACGTAACAGATACAGGTATCTGCCAGTATCCATGCTCCGGAACCAAACGCCTACAGCTTTTAAAGCACCAGACTCCATGTTCCCCCTGGATACACTCCTTGATAGCTTTTCACCCATGCGTCACCGTTCCATTCGTATTGTATACCAGTAGTTATGTTTGTAACATACTGACCAGCAGATTGTCCAGCAGCTCTGAACACTACCCGCCAGTAGTTGTTGTTGTATTCAACAATGTCGTTGGCATTGGCAATCAATGATCGTCCGTTGGCACCTACCCAAGCAGTGGCTGGTCCTGAGTTGTCCTCAGAGCCAGTGGCTTCTGTTAACAAGTAACGTTGTCCTTCCATGGCAGAGTCTAGGCCATCTTGTGGACCGCTGGCCAAAGGATTAATCACAGCGTCAATAGGATCTAGTGTGTTTTGTGGTGCAGTGTCTGAATCCACATCAAACAGCACAAACCGATCATCGTTGGGATCTAACACAATAGTACCAATGACTTCTGATTCATCTGCTTGAACCAATCTAATTTGGCTGATACCGGGCCTAAGCACCCCGTAGGTCCCAATCACAGTGGTCCATAACAAGTTACTGTCACTCACAATCTCTGTAGGAGTCAATGTGTCATTCCCGGGTTCTTCGACAATACTACGTTGCTGTAAGCATTGTAACTTATTACCAATGAGAACCACAGCCCAGTTATAAGGAGTGATAATTTGTCTAGTACCTAAGAGCAAATCGTTGTTGGTAACAGCATTGTTCAAGTCACCTTGTGCATCGTACATGGATGCAATCACACGTTCTACCACGCCCAGCTTCTTGACCTTGATTGGTGAGCTGAGCCAAATGGGTATGTTGAACTTAATTGTGGCCATGTCAATGGGGTTGTCAGTGCCAACAGGAATAGTACGTGAAGTCCATGTAACTGACTCGAGTTCTACCACAGTCAAACTGGTCCAATCAATAAAGTTGTCAGTGCTTTGTACTTCTAAGCTGGGATTGAACAAGGTCAACATCTGCTCTAACAACTGCATTTTTTGATTGGTGTTTGATGTCCAGATATCCAGGGTAATTCCCATTTTGTAAGGCACAGGCATCAAGCGTTCAATAGTAAAAGCATTGCCTTGCGTGGGTTCAAAGGAGTCAGTGGCACTGTCATAGGTACGTTGACGCAAGTTTACCTTGCTCACATGGTAAGGCTCCTGCATGCGCGGTCGATCATAGTCTAGACTTGAAATATAGAAAGTCATTAGTGGACTTGCTGGCATTGAGTTACGGCTGTTCTCTTGCATGATTACTTGTGCGTTGCGACTGGCATCGCCATAGCGAACAGGCACACGTATCAATGCAGCTTGGTTAACGCCATCAGTTTCGTTGCCGTATTCAATTTGAAAGTTGCTGACAATTCTGGTGAATTGTAGCAGGAATCGGCGTAGCTGTTCATCGTAAAAGAATTGTTGCATTGTTAACTCGATGGTTGTCCAGGTTGGGTATTAGGCAGTGGGCTTGGAGGTAAGTTACCGCCTTGATCACCGTTGTCAGCTCTTGGTTTAAGAGCTTCACTAAGACTCTGGCGACTTGGAATGTTGCCCATGTCTGTGGTGCGTGTTGTGTATGTATTGTTAACAAAGCCCGAGCGTAAAGTATTGTTGGTGGGTCCATTGTTGAGATTGGTACGCACACCATCTTCAATCTTGGCCCAGCGTCGCACAGTTGAGTTGTATCTAAACAGTCTATTTGGGAAGTAATCTAGTCTCAAACAATAATCTCCATCTACAGGGCCTAGTGGGAAGGCAACGCCAGTTACCACAGGAGCGCCGTTGGGCACAGTATCTCCAGTCAAGTATCCTTTGGTATAACCAGGACCACTTGGAGTAACATCCATACCACCTTGTGTGCCGTCCACGGTATTGCCATCTCCGGTGGTCAACGTGGTTGGATTGGCAGGACTGCCGTCTTCCAGGGTTGGTGCCACATAGTATTGGTCAGTGGCATAACCACTCAGTGGAACTTCAACATCAGCTTGTGTGAGTATGGCATCGTTGATTTGGGTGTCTTTGGTGCGAGTCGTGAACACATCGCTTTGTGTCAGCGGTGTATACACTTGCCAGTAGACAGTATTCGTGATATCTGTGCCAGCTGGTACGTTTTGTTTGGCCTGGTAATACACATCACCCGAATTGGTAACCCATCCAGTGGGATAGAAATTACCATTATCCCAGATATTTTCGCTAACCACAGGTCGCTTGAGTATGTCCTTGAACTCTTGATTATTGGTCATTGGCGTGGCTTTCACACGCCAGGTGTGTGGCATCCAGGTTTGGCTCATGCCTTCTGTGGCATAGTCAGCATCCTGTACCACATAGTACCTTGGCAAAGGCTGAGGAATGGCTTGATTCAGCGGATGATAGTCTTTTAAGTTTGGTACTTCCAGCACATCACCGTTCATGAGTTTGCGCCCAAATGTGTCAATCATGTCATTGTAGTGGAACGTGATAAACAAGGTGTCGTTGTTCAAGAACAGGCCAAATTGTGTTAGATCAAAATCCACGTCCTGGTGAGTGTACACACCGCGCATGATGTAAACGTCTTGATCATAAATTCTATCGCGGTTTTCCAGCAACAGCAAGTCTTGGATGTTCAATGGATCCAGTGTGTCGTAAATGGGTTGGGTAGCATCGCCGTTGCCCGAAAGAGCCGAGTCTTCACCGCCAGTTTGTGGACCAGCATATTTGTGGACAAAAATGTCCATTCCCCCGACGGTGTACATTTCGGAGATTGTGCGGTCCAAAAACTGGTAATCGCGGGTTCGATTGGGGCGGTATAGGCTTAGGCGTGGCATAGTCTAGTATTTATGGGCAGGTTGACCAATAAATCCTGAAGTGCTATAATTACTGTATTAATCCAAAAGGAGCCGGCATGAAACCAGTTAAACCGCTAAATCCACGTAGTGCAGATACCAATGCTATGGGCATGGAACCTGTGTGGAAAACGCAACCCACAGACAATCGTATCAGTGCTATGAGCAAGGCATTCTCATGGTACAACTACTTCTACGGCAAAAAAGATGCTCGTGACATGATTGTGAACTATTTGGAATCGCATGATCGCCGAGCAGATGTTCGCACACTCAAAGATGTGCCAGATTCAGCTATCCGTTTGACTACAGGCTGGTTGTGTCGCATGAAGATGGTGGGACTGGAACTGAGCAAAACAGAACAGATCAAACTGGACAATTTGCTAAAAGAAATCTTGACCAGTAAACAAACAGTTGAGGTGGAATCTGAGCCTGCTCTGGAAGGCCCAGCCCGGCCAAACATACAAGATCGCTTGAGAGAAAAAGTTGGCGAGTGTGCGGCCGAACTAGATGGCATGTTTGATGAATTCATGATGGCTGGTGCCAAAATGTCAGCAGACTACAAACCCATCACAGTGATCCGTGGAATGAACGTAGCACCACAAATGGTCAATGAAATTGCCAATCGTTGGAAGCACAAATTGGCAGAATTTGAAGAAGCAGCGGAAGGCAAGGATGCATTGCTGGTTGAAGCATACTCGTATTTGTCCAAGATCCAATTGCGTAATTGTGTAAAGTTTTGCGAAGCAGTGATCAACGACTGTGGTGCTTATGTGCAGATCAAGAAAGTGGAACGCAAACCACGCAAGGTCCGGGCAGTACCCCCAGAAAAACGTGCGGCCAAGTTCAAACACATGGCAGAGTTTGCAGAACTCAAACTCAAGAGCTTGCCTCCTGCAAGTTTGGTGGACCGAGCCGAAGCCTGGTTGTACGATACCAAAAAACGCAAGTTGATTCATGTGGTGGCAGACAACTATACACAGGCGTTTACGATCAAGAACAACAGTGTAATTGGGTTTAGTACTGTAGAAACACTACAAAAAACTGTGCGCAAACCTGTAGACGTTGTCAAAGCCATACAGGCCGCAGGCAAGCCAGCGGCACGTAAGATCTACAAGGATTTGACTACCACAGAAACACCCTGGAATGCCCGGGGCACTGAGAACTTGATCATACTCAAAGCCTGGTAAATAAGGGGGAACGGAGTTCCCCCAATGGCTGAACAAAATACATTACCTGAGTTAAAGCAAAACCTTATTGAGTATTGCAAATTAACCATGGGTGATCAAATAGTTGATCTTGAATTAGACCCTGCACACTACGAAGCTGCTTACCAACGCACAATTGGTACCTATCGTCAACGTGCCAACAACGCCTATGAAGAAGCCTACATCTTCATGGAATTGATACGTGATTTAAACATCTATACCTTGCCCCAAGAAGTGTACAGTGTACGTCAAATATTCCGCAGAACTTTTGGCGATTCAACAGGACCGTTTGCGTCGAACTTTGACCCATTTGCCCAGGCTTCAATCAACGTGTACCTCATGAACTTCAACGTGGCCGGTGGCTTGGCCACATACGATTTTTACTCACAGTATGTTGAACTGGCTGGTCGCATGTTTGGTGCATATATGAACTACACCTGGAATCCTGTTACAAAGAAACTGCAACTGATTCGTGATCCCAAAGGCACCGGGGAAAATGTTCTGCTTTGGGTGTATCAAACCAAACCCGAAATTCAATTGTTGAGTGACTATCAGATTAGTCAGTGGATCCGTGACTACATGGTTGGTGCTTGCAAAATGATCATTGGTGAAGCACGTGAAAAGTTTGCTCAAATTGCTGGCCCGCAAGGCGGCGGGCAGTTAAACGGTACTCAAATGAAGACTGAAGGCAAAGAGATTATGGATGCCAAGATACAGGAATTGGTCATGTATGTGGATGCAAGTCAGCCACTTACCTGGGTTATTGGTTAACACACACTAGACAAACCGTTGCAGTTGTGTTACAATCATTGAATGCATTTAATGATTGATCTTGAGGGCTTGGCAACAGGCCCTGACACCACTATCCTTACCATAGCTGCTCAAGCATTTGATCCGTTTGGCACAGGCCATTACGACCGACATTATTATGCTAGAGTTACTCTGGAAAGTCAGGAAAATCGTGCCATTGACAATGGAACCATTGAGTGGTGGGCAACTCAACCTGAACATGCTAGAGAAGAAGCATTTGGCGAACAAGATCGGATTCCATTGGACCAAGCCCTGGATGAACTGAGCAAATTAATCTGGCGCTCCAAGCTGATTTGGAGCCAAGGCCCAACCTACGATATGAATATTCTCGAGCATGCCTACAAAAGTTATGGAAAACCTTTGCCTTGGAAATACTACATGGTACGAGATTCAAGAACTGTGTTTAGTCTGTGGCCCGAACAACCGATTCCTCCCACCAGCCATCATGCATTAGAAGATTGTCGTAGACAAATAGGCATGTTACAAAATACGCTTAAATATCTCAACGTTAAGGAACTCAAATGATCATTGGTATCTGTGGATTTATTGGCTCCGGCAAAGATACCATTGCTGATTACCTTGTAAACCTGCATCATTTCCGTAGAGAAAGTTTTGCAAGCACACTGAAAGATGCCGTGAGTCAAGTGTTTGGTTGGGACAGAACCATGCTGGAAGGGCGCACAAAACAAGCCCGCGAATGGCGTGAGCAAGTGGATCCTTGGTGGGCAGAACGACTACACATGCCCACCCTAACACCACGTTGGATCCTGCAATACTGGGGTACAGAAGTGTGCAGAGCTGGGTTTCACGACGACATCTGGATTGCCAGTTTGGAAAACAAACTGCGTCACAGCCAAGATGATGTTGTTATAAGTGACTGCAGATTTCCCAACGAAATCAAGGCAATTAAAAATGCCGGGGGTCGAGTGATCCGAGTGACTCGTGGCCCAGAACCTGCCTGGTATGAGGCAGCAGCAAGTGTAAATCGTGGCGCCAATGGCAACACTACCTGGGCCTTGAGCCACAAAAAAATGGAAAAGCTAGGCATTCATGCTAGTGAAACTGCTTGGGTAGGTACAAAATTTGATGCAGTACTAGACAACAACGGCACCCTAGACGATTTGTATCAGCAGGTCAAGGCACTGGCTACAAGTCCGGCTCAAGATCGCCCTGCCTCCAAATAACATCAGATTTTTTAAGTAATTCAACACAGTTGAGACAAACTGTTTTTAAATTACGTTGTTCAGAATTGTTGAGATTGCCATCAACATGAAACACCAATAGCTGAGTCAGTATCTTGGCCTTGAACCCGCATTTGTCACATGCGGGTTTTTTCTTGTAACCAGCAGACTTCCAGCGAGGATCTCGTGGCCGAACACCTCGTCCTTTCCTGGTACAGTTTTCACACCGTGATCTATAGTGAGTGACATCTTCTTTGATGTAGTTTACAGCGCATGGTCGCTGATGACATGACTGACAAATGGGTCTTTGCATGTCGTATTTATGGTGGACCTTTGGCAAAGGGCGCTCAACTCAGCCGTTTTTGGCATTCGTCAATAAATATTAGAACTTGAAAAGGAATCCATTATGGCTCTAGTATCACCAGGCGTAGAAGTAACAGTAATTGACGAGAGTCAATATATCCCTTCAGCCGTTAACACAGTACCTTACTTTGTAGTTGCCACAGCACAAAACAAAGTATCCAGTGACGGAGTCACTGTAGCAGCCGGTACACTTGCCGCTAATGCAAACAAAACATATTTAATCACCAGTCAACGTGATTTGGCAGCCACATTTGGTGTGCCATTCTTTTACAACACCACAACTGGTACACCAATCAATGGTTACGAACTCAACGAGTATGGCCTGTTGGCTGCATATTCTGCATTGGGTGTTACTAACCGTGCTTATGTACAACGGGTTGACATTGACTTAACAGAACTCACTGCAAGTTTGACACGCCCAACTGGTGCTCCTGCCAATGGTGATTATTGGCTGGATACCACAGTCAGTAACTGGGGTATTTTTGAATGGGATCAGACCACTGCGGTGTTCACCAATGTAGCACCAATAGTGATCACAGATGCTACAGACACTGTGAGCGGCAACGATACAGTTGCAGGCAACACTCCCAAGGCTTCTATTGGATCAATTGGTGATTATGCAGTGGTAGCAGTAGGTGTGAATATTTTTGGTTATTACAAAAAATACGATAATACCTGGAACCAAATTGGTAGCAACGGCTGGAAAACTTCATGGCCCACAGTCACAGGATCTGCGGCTCCTGTTAGCTTGACAGCAGGCAACAATATCTACATCAATGACACTTTGATCACGGTGACCACAACCACAGTGGCAGGATTGGCTACCAACATCAACGCTGCTAGTATTACAGGAGTCACTGCCACTGCTACAAACAATGTGTTGCGTATCTACGCAGACAGCACAGCAGCCAATGATGGATCAACGCTGAGCAATAATGGCATTGTCACAATTGACGCAGGTACAGTTGGCGGTGCGGCCTTGCTCACTGCACTGGGTATTGCAGCAGGTGAGTATGCTGCTCCTGATTATGAACCGGCCTACAGTTATGAACAGCCACGCTGGAGAACTACTGATACTGATGGCGGTCGTCCCACAGGTTCTGTGTGGCAAAACCTTTCTACAGCCAACAATGGATTGAACTTGAGTTTTAAATCATACAGTGCTACGCTGGGTACGTTTGTGTCACAAACAGTGCCAGCTTATAACACAGATACAACAGCAATTTACAATCTAGATCCCACCGGCGGCGGCAAAAATATTCCTGTAGGAACTAGTTATGTTGTGTTCAACAGTTTCTTTTATTCAACCACACCGCTGACTACATTTGCATTTGAAATTACAAATCGTTATGCATCCGGCGCACTTGAGGTTACAGGAACCACTACCCCTACATCATTTACATTGGCGAATAGCTTTAATATTTCTGCCACTGCCGCAGGACAAGCTACAAACAACAACGGCGTAGCTACCATTGGTGGTTCAGGCACTGTGGCAGATTTTATTACGGCTGTGTCTGCAGCTAATGTGCCTTATGTGTCAGCTAGTGTTAATGCCGCAGGCAACATTGTGTTTACCCACAGTCAAGGTGGTACAATATTTTTGCAAAACGTTACTGGTACTCCTGTAACAGCCGCAGGATTTACAACGTCTACCGACAAAGTACGTCAAAGTCCACTGAACGCAACCTTTCTGGTATTAAGTAATTTTGTGACTGATCCGTTATTTGCGTACAGTGCTAGCCCAACAGCCCCAGATCAAGATCCTACAGATGGAAGATTATGGTACTACAGTGCAGTTGATGACGTGGACATCATGATACAGGATAATGGCACCTGGCAAGGATATCAATTGGTTTCCAATGATGTTCGCGGATATGATTTGACTTTGTGTAATGAAACTGGTCCCATCATCTCGGCCACAGCACCTACTACACAAACAGATGCAGCTGAAAGTGATTTGGCCTACGGCGATTTGTGGGTAGACACATCAGACTTGGAAAACTATCCCAAATTATATCGTTGGGAAAATGTAAGCGGACTTGACCAATGGGTAGAAATTGACACCTCAGATCAAGTTACACAAAATGGTATCTTGTTTGCTGATGCACGATGGGCTCCTAATGGAACTACAGATCCTGTAGCAGATCCTTTGCCCAGTATTGGAGATTTACTAGATAGTAGCTATCTTGATCCAGATCATCCAGATCCTTCCTTGTATCCACAAGGCATGTTGTTGTTTAACACACGCCGTTCGGGCTACAATGTAAAGAGCTTCCAAAGCAACTACTTCACAACCACTGCTACTGACTATGCTATTGATGCATGGTCAGCTACTGTGACTTATGCTGAAAATGCATTTGTGAGCTACAACAATGGCATCTATGTGTGTATTTTGGCTCCTACCGCCTATCAGAATCCTAGCAATGGCACATACTGGGCTTTGATCAATACCAACACTTGGCTCACAGCCAGTGGCAATAGAGACAACGGCGCCATGTGGTCAGGTCGCTTGGCACAACGCCAATTGATTGTTCAAGCACTGAAATCTGGCATTGACACCAGTGTCACAGCACGTGAAGAACAGACACAGTTCAACATCATTGCAACACCTGCTTATCCAGAGTTGACACCAAACATGATTGCACTCAGCAACGAGCGCAATAACACCCTGTTTGTTGTGGGCGACACACCAATGCGCCTTGGACCAGATGGCAACAGCTTGGTAGCATTTGCCACAGACAACAATGGCCTGGGACAACCCAACGGTGACGGTAATTCAGCAACCAGCAACTATTGCGGTGTGTTCTACCCAAGCTGTCAGACCACTGACCTTGGTGGCAACACAGTTGTTCAACCTCCAAGCCACATGATGGTTCGCACAATCCTGCGCAGTGATGCCGCAAGTTACCCATGGTTGGCGCCAGCAGGTACACGTCGTGGTGTAATTGACAATGCCAACGCAATTGGTTACATTGATGCTGCAACAGGTGAGTTCAACCAAATTGGCGTAAGTCAAAGTGTGCGCGACATCCTGTATGAGCGCAACATCAACCCAATCACGTTCATTCCAGGAATTGGTATTACCAATTTTGGTAATAAGACTAGTACCGCAACTACTACAGCATTGGATCGCATTAACGTGGCACGATTGGTTGCATTCTTGCGTGGACGTCTTGAAGAAATTGGCAAGCTGTACTTGTTTGAACCTAATGACACAATCACACGCAACGAGATTACCAACACTTGCAACAGCTTGATGATTGACTTGGTTGCAAAACGTGCGATCTATGACTACTTGGTGGTTTGCGACTTGAGCAACAACACGCCAGCACGTATCGATCGCAACGAACTGTGGGTTGATATTGCCATAGAACCAGTGAAAGCGGTGGAATTTATCTATATTCCGTTGCGTATCAAGAACACTGGTGAGATCGCCGGAGGCGCTGGAGTTTAAAAAGGTGGCGGTTTCGACCGCCTACCTTTCCAGGTAAATAAACACATAGGAGATAACAAATGGCAGTAGCATCACTAAGTAAAATGACAGTCCCACTAGCAAGCGATCAATCCGCGAGCGCCCAGGGCCTGTTGATGCCCAAACTCAAATATAGATTTAGAGTAAGTTTTCAAAACTTTGGGGTATCATCAACAACAACAGAATTGACCAAGCAGGTTGTAAGCATTGCTCGCCCTAACTTGACATTCGAAGAAATCACATTGCCAATCTACAACTCAACATTGAAACTGGCAGGTCGTCATACATGGGCAGACGTTGCTTGCTCAGTGCGTGATGATGCGTCAAACAGTGTACAAAAATTAATTGGTGAACAAATGCAAAAGCAGATGGACTTCTTGGAAATGGCATCGGCTGCATCAGGTATTGATTATAAATTTACAACAGTAATTGAAATTCTTGATGGTGGCAACGGAGCAACAACTCCGCAAGTGCTCGAAGCTTGGGAACTGTATGGTTGCTACCTTAAAGGCGCAGACTACGGTGAATTGAACTATGGCACTAACGAAGGCGTTACAGTTAACATGACTATTGCCTACGATAATGCTGCACAACTACCTGGCGGTGTTGGTACAGCAGTACAAAATATTTCTCGTACAATAGCAGGCGCAGTAACAGGTGTTGGTACCGCGGCATAAGGCGTAACTTATGCCAACATTTGGGCAACAATTTTTAAAAGGTTTTACTAGTGTTGAGAGCTTGCGTGATTACCGTCACGCAAGCAAGGCATTTACAACCAACTCATTTGAACTTAAACCAAGATACAAGTTCTTATTTCATGTGAGTTTCACGCTCAACACAGACATTCCAGCAATCTCAAAAGTTATTGGCACACAAGAAGCACAAAATCTCAGTGTGGTGGTCAAAACTGTAGACTTACCCAAGTATAGCATCAGCAACGAGGTAATGAATCAGTACAATCGCAAGCGTGTGATACAGACCAAGATCAATTATGAACCAGTCACACTGACGTTTCATGATGACTCAGGCGACAATGTACGCAACATGTGGTACAACTACTACAGTTATTACTACAAGGATCCCAGCCAAAATTATCTGGCACCCAACAGCACTAATGGTAGTTTAGGACCATCAGGAAACAAAGTATCAGGATTTGGTTACAATGCTCGAGACATTTACGAAAACCAACGACTGGGCAATGTCAACGACTGGGGCTACATTGGTGAAGCGTTCAATGACGGCACAAGTTCAGCGTCTGGTAAACCTCCATTCTTCCGTGATATTCGCATCTATGGCATGGACCAACACAAGTTTGCCGAATATGTGTTGATCAACCCAGTGATCACAGCTTTCAACCATGATCAATATTCTTATGCTGAAGGTGCTGGCACCATGCAAAACACCATGACTATTGCATACGAAACAGTAAAATACTATTCAGGTGCTGTGGGCAATCAACGACCCGACATCAACGTGCAAGGTTTTGCTGATCCTGCACATTATGATCAAACATTAAGCCCTATTTCAAGACCTGGTTCAAGAGCCACAGTTTTTGGACAAGGTGGTTTGTTGGATGCAGGTGGCGGTATTCTTGAAGAC